ATTACCTATAATATTATCACCAGAAACTAGGAGAACATCTTGTAGTTTTCCACCTATCGCATCACTTGGGATTGCTATTGTGTCTGCAGCAGAAAAATCTGTGTAAGTAGTGTAGTAATCCTCTCGGTGTTTCATCACAAAAGGCAATACTTCACTATAAAATCCTTCGTTTAGGAATTTAGTGTACTCAGCGTCTGTGAACATCCCATCTGGAAGTGTTCCATCAAGCTTAATACTATCTATTAATCCTTGGATAGTTAAGTCCATAGACTTGCCCCTTATTTATTAAGTTTTTTCATTAAAGCTTTCCTAAGACCTTCAGGAAGCTCATTCATGAAATCATCTTCATCTTCATCTTCTTCCATCATCTCTTCAGGCATTTCTTCTTCCATTTCCTCTAGCTCTTTCTCATCTGGAAGCTTTAGTTTCTGTAATTTTTCAATTACTTCCTCTTTTACCTGTTCTGGTGAGTCACCTTCAGCTTTTATGACCATTTTGGTCTTAGGCTTTAGGTCGTTCTCTGCTACACTCCCACTGAGTTTTTTCTGTAGTTCTTTAAGAATATCCTTCTTGAGTTTTTTATCTTTTATTTCCATTGAGTCCTCCAATACTAAGACTAAATAAGTACATTATGTTAAGGGGTAATCAACTCATCATAAAGAGGAGTATTACCTATATAAATACATTCAAAAGTGACTAATTCTCCGTAAGGAGAACCATCTTCATAAGTGGGATAACCCCAATATAATATGATATTGTAATCCAAATCTTGATAGCCCTCTCCAAACAGTTGTTGAAAATGCCCTTCCAAAGCAGGGTTATTGAACATAGATGTGTAAAGATCGATAAGCTCAACTTTAAAGGTTGTTCTTGAGGTCATATCCCAAGTGTCCCAACCTAGTTGGCTCCCACACAAATCCCATTCAATATTACGAGCAGGTTGATGGTCTAACGGTTCATCTGATTTATAACGACATCCCATATAGAAGTACCAACCTCCTCCTACATTGACAGATTCACCTGCACCTACCAAACCCCCACTAGTGTTAGAGGGTCCATACTTAGCATTGATACGATGAAGCTGCTTTTGAATACTAGTGTCACCAAAAGCTGATTTTATACCGCCATTTATATAACGAGTGTAAGGAGGATTAGCTTCCACTCTAAACTCGTATGAATCCATGTATCTTAGAAAAAACCTCATATTACACCGTCTTCTCGTTAATAATGATTTCTAGAGAGTGCTCAGGATCTTTCCCCAAATAAAAGAAGGGGAAAATCTGTCTGTCACTCAGAACATTTACTTGGTCAGTTTGAAGTGGGTTTCCCCAACAGATATATACATTCAAATTATCAATACTCGGATATTGGTATCCACCATAGTTAGCGTACCCATATACTGCCGCCCATTCTGCAATATTTTCATGTATTGAATTATATAGTGTCTGACACAAATCATTAGCAAATAATGCTTTAGAAGTTGTATTCCAAAGGTTGAACGTCCACATCTCCGCTTCTCTGTAGTACCACCACTCAAAACTTATATCAGTTCCATCTAAAGGATAGATAGGAGTATAGGCAGCAGAATCAGGAGATCTTGTGACTTCATCAATAGTTCTAACCTCATCTCTAGCACTGCTAAAAGTATTATCAGAGATGACATTATCTCCTCCGTCATGAACAAAGTCATTCAACCCACTGAACACTACATAAAAATTAATTGTATGAGTCAGTACCGCCATTATGTCGCTACCTTTGTTTCTTGTTTAAAAGGATCATTACCCTTCATATAGACAACATACCAAGCCCAACCAGTGTCTGGTTCATTGGTGTATTTATACTTGAAGATGTAGAGATTATTAGTCCCATGATCTTCTCCATAACCTGCGTCTTTTGCATCTTCAAAAAATTGACAGAGTTCCTGTTTAAAAGTATCTAAATCTATCTGAGGGCTTGTCCATCCCTCACTTACCCAGTTAGCTGTTGCAAATCCTGATCCTGCACCATCATCTAAGTACCTATCATCCCAAGTAAGTAACCCCCCACTCTGAGAATAATACTGAGGAGTTGTTTGATCGGGTGGGCTTCTTTTAGCAGCTAGAGAAGTGTAGTAATAAAGATCGTTAGCATCTTCATTTAGATTAAGGACTTTCACAACTGTCGCATCCCCATCTGGGTAAGAATGGAGCATGTCATACTTGCTCTTAATATTAGAATTAAAAGCTCCTTGAAAATCACACTCAAATACTCTTATATAATAAGTTGTCATTTATACCTCTATTATTGAATCGTAATGTGAGTCACTACCTTTTCTAAAGATAGGAAGATAGAACAGTCTATCTGAACCAAACATTTCCCAAGTAATCACATAAACATTTATCTCACCGTTATCTGTTCCATATATAGATGAGTCAGTTACTTTAGCTTCTTCGAAGAAAGCACATATCTCATCTAACCAAGTAGAGTAGTTAGTTTGAGGATCAGTCCAACCATAGCTTTCCCAAGTTTCCAGATTTCCTGCTTTATAAAAAAATATAGAATAGTAACCCGCTTCTATGTGTTGGTAAGTCTTCTGTAAATGTATATCTGTAGTTTTATTACGAGGTGCGTGAGGGAGTATAACTCCATGACTTTCCACACTAGCACAAATATTATACAACTGGTTTTCTGCATTACCGTCATACTGACTACTGATACCATCAGTCATCATATCCTCTGATGTTCTTCCAAAAGTAGAGTTAAAGTCATACAAGAATTTATTATGAGTGTAATCATCACCCAAAAATGGTCCGCAAGTAAATGTTCTGACGTAGTAGTTAGTCATTACTCAACTTCCTCAACTAAATCGTCGTCACCGCCAATAATAGGTTCAAACTTCTTACGTTTTTCCTTCTTAGGGTGCTTACGTTTTTCTTCCTTCAACTTAGGAGGAGTGATTCCTACTTTGTTTTGAAGTTCTTCTACCTGTGTTTTTAAATTCTGAATCTCTTTTAGAAGTACAGGCACTAACTTGTCATAAGCTACATAGTCAACTTTATCATCATCATCATAATCTACTATATGGTCATTTATTTTTTCTACTTCTTCAGCAATTAGACCATATTGATGTTTACCTGTGTTGTCCTCGTCAAACTGTTCTTTAAAATCAAATGTTACTGGACGTAGATCGTATATCCAATCTGTGTATTCTAAATCCTGTACATTTTCTTTATATCTTAAAGAGGAAGATGTTGTTCCGAGTGTTCCTGCAGAGTTTACCATCACTATTCTAGTGGATATGGTGTTGGTATAAATGTTAGGAGCTGCAACTACACCCGCTGATGAAATAGTGAATCTCTCAATAGCACTAGTTCTTATTGCAAAGCTTCCTGCGTCTTGACCATAAAATGTCCATTTACCAGTACCTCTGTGGTAGAAGATAGATTGACCGTTAGCAGTTCCGCCTCTTAATATTCTAATGCCATAAGAAGGATATGTACTGTCTCCAATCATATCTATATAGGTATTACCTGCAGCAGGTGTACCCATTTGGTAATGGAATCCCTGAATAGTTAAGTTACCACCAGTATCAAAATCAAATTTCTCTACGTTATTGTATCTAAGCTGATAGGCATTAGCATCTGAAGCATCTAACTGTAATGACCAACTATTCGCCCCTGAAGTCAAATAAAGAATAGGGTCGTTAGCTCCTGCTTTAATTTGAGCGTAAGTCCAAGTGTCCCCCTCCACTAACATTGCAGTACCTGTTGCGGCACCTTGGTCTACGTGTAGAAGATTTGAAGGAGCAGTACCTATACCTAACCTTCCTGCTTGGTCTAAAGTCATTCTCAACTTATTACCTGCTGCGAATGAGTTGGTTGTAGCCCATTTAATAGATGTACCAGAACCGTGAGTCTCTAAGTAAACACCTACTGCAGTTGTGTCACTGTAGTTACCAGGACTAGAAGTAAAAGCTACTGATTTACCAGAAGGGTAAGTGTTATCGTGACCTAAGTGAATACCACCGTAGGTGTTAGTTGCTCCTGAAGATGTTGGAGCGGTTACCCCAACTGCTTCGATATGCAACATATCATCAGGGTCTGCCTCATTTATACCAAGCCTACCTGTGTTGGTGAGTATCATAGCTTGCTCACCAATAGTTGAATTACAAAGAATGTACCACCTGTGGTGTGCTTGTGAAAAGTAATCTAAATAACCAGAACTTACTCCAAAGCCCATGTAGTTATAATCTGATCCGTTTGACCATAAAGCTATTTTATTAGGTTGTACCCCTATAGCACCATAGTTTTCTCCAAGATCGAGTAAAGTGTGAGGAGTATCTGTACCTATACCAACATTACCTAAGTTATCTATTCTCATTCTCTCGGTAAGATTGGTAGAAGAAGAAACGTCATTCGATGTGGAAAAGTAGATATTACCTACACCTGTGTAACCTGATATAGCTCCAAATTCTGCAGAGTATCTGTTAGCTCCTGTTAAGTAAGGTTCCCAACGGAAAGCTCCCATAACTTTACCTTCAGGCGTATCGTTAGTTTTAGAAGATGCATCACCTCTTGATTGAAACTTCATTTCTGGACCAAAGGTATCGGACTGTCTTTGCCCTGTCATAATCAAAGCACCTGTCTCATACACTGTTAGTTTATTATCCCAAGTAGATGATCCTGAGTTTGCATTAAAAACAAACCCTTTATATGTTCCAGTGATTGGATATAGCCCAATACCTGTGTTACCTTTAAAAGTATATACTGGGAGAACACCTAGTCCTGTAGAACCGTAAAACACTTCTTGTGTTCCACCGCCGCCTACACCAGTTTGTCCTTGGACTCCAGTCCCACCTATAGCTCCTGTGTCTCCAGTATCACCTGTGTCTCCTTGAATTCCTTGAATTCCTTGAAGTCCTTGGACTCCAGTTCCACCAATAATACCTGTGGCACCTGTATCTCCAGTAATACTCGCACCTGTTTGTCCGACTGCTCCAGTATCTCCTGTGTCTCCTTTGACACCCTGTACACCAGTCTCTCCTTGGTCACCAGTAATACTAGCTCCCGTTTGTCCAACAATACCTTGAGTACCTGTTGCTCCTTGAGCACCAATACCTGTTTGTCCGATAGCTCCTTGAATACCACCTAGTCCCGTATTACCTTGAGTACCTTGAATCCCTTGCACACCTGTATTACCAACAATACCTTGGTCTCCCTGAACACCTTGGACTCCAGTTGCTCCTTCATTACCTATATCTCCAGAGATACCTTGAAGTCCTGTCTGTCCGATAGCACCTTGTATTCCTCCGAGTCCTGTATTACCTATAATACCTGTATTACCAGCTATACCTTGAGTACCAGTTGCTCCTTGAGCACCAACTCCAGTGTTTCCTTGAATTCCTGTATTTCCTTGAATGCCCTGAGTACCTGTGGCACCTTGTATTCCTGCTCCAGTAGAACCTTGGAGTCCAATAATACCTGTTGCTCCTATGTCTCCTTGAACACCTGCTATTCCTTGGAGTCCAGTTGCACCTTGTGCTCCCACTCCAGTTGTACCTTGTACACCCGTTGTACCCTGATTATCAGGAGCCATTCCAGTACCACCTTGGATACCTGTCTCTCCTTGATCACCTTGAACTCCCTGTACTCCTGTCTCTCCAATATAGTTTGGTCCAACATCTAATCCCGTATAACCTTGGATACCTGTAAAACCGATTTCACCTCTTGATCCTTTTATTCCTGTTGTTCCTTGGACACCAGTCTCTCCGTCTAGTCCATCTAGTCCAGTAAAACCTACTGCACCTCGTTGACCTTGAACTCCTGTTGTTCCTTGAATACCTGTTTCACCATCTGTTCCGTCATTACCAGAAAGACCTGTAAAACCTACATCACCACGAGATCCTTTAAGACCTGTGACACCCATTGCTCCAGTTTGTCCGACTGCTCCTTGAAGTCCTGTAAAACCAGTATCTCCACGAGAACCTTTTAGTCCTGTGTCTCCCTGAACACCTTGGACACCTGTTGCTCCTTCGTAACCTGCTCCACCTTGAGAACCTGTGACACCCTTTACTCCAGTCTCACCTTGTAATCCAAAACCTGTTACACCTTCAATTCCTTGTAAGCCTGTTGCACCTACAAAACCTTGAAGACCTTGTGCTCCAGTCAATCCTCTAAAGCCTGTGACTCCTTGGATCCCAGTATTTCCTTGAATACCTGTGTTACCTTGAATACCTGTAAAACCTCTAGTACCTGTTAGTCCTAAAATACCAGTTGAACCAATATAACCTTGGATTCCTCTTAGACCAGTCATACCGATCATACCAGTTAAACCATATGGACCAGTTCCACCATCTCTACCATCAGTACCTGTGGCACCTTTTTGTCCTTCAATACCATCAAGACCTCTAAGTCCTGTTGATCCTTGAATACCAGTTGATGTTAGACCTGTTGATCCCTTTGAACCTTCAACACCTTCTATACCTCTGACACCAGTCAATCCTTGGAGACCTGTTGCTCCATAAACGCCTGGTCCAGTAGCACCAATAAAACCTAAATGCTCTACCCTATTTGATATTTTAACAGCCCAGTCAGTTACGACTTCGCCCCATTCTTGATCATTGGTTCTGGGAAAATCGAAATTTATCCCATCTACTGTTATTTTTTGTGTCATATGATAATCCTATAGAATTTATTAAGTGTATCCACTTACATAGTACAAAATAAGTAAATTATGCTTCAATGAAAAAAGGGGAGCACTTAGGCTCCCCTTACTAAATTTAAATAAGATATGTCGGGATAGTCCTTATCCCGAAGTTAATACAGTGTAAGTAGTGTCATCAACATTACAAAGAGCAGATGCAGAGAGAGTCCCTGAGTTTACTGCTTCAAGTAAGCTAATAACTTTACGAAGTTCCCATTTTTCACCAACAAGATTATCCACTAGCTCTGTAGTATCCAAATTATCTAAAGTAATTATAAACTTTGCCATGAATAGCTCCAAGTTAATAGAGGGGAGTTAGACTCCCCTCAGATAATCTTATACGTTTGTGAATCCTGCAATTAATAGACACTTTGCCATAGACTCAGGGAATAAAGCTTGATCAGAGTATGCTCTAAGCTCGAAACCTGCGTTGTTTGGTAAGTGTAGGAAGATCTCACCTTCACGACCTGGGGTCTTGAAAGAAACATCTTGTGCTCCAACTCTTTTGAATCTCTTAATTGGGATTATGAAACAATCTCCGTTCTTCACACAAGAGTGAGAAACAACTTCGATCTTTCCTGCTTGTCCGTAATAAACAATACTCTTAACACCGTTGTCACCTTTTTCAGAACTGTAAGAACTATCGAAAGCTCTTAAAGCAGAAAGGTCACTAGCAAGGTTTGCCCAAGTGTCAGGGTTAAGATAAGCAACTACGTCTTCGTCAAGTCCTTTAGCAATTGGCTTCCCAAGAGCAGAAAGGATTTTACCCATAGTTAGTTGTCCAGATTCACCAACTACGTTACCTGCCCAAAGAGCATAAGTAGAGTTGTTGATTCCAAATAAAGAACCAGAGGTACTAATCATGTTATGAAGACCAATCATCTCTCTAGCAACTGGTGCAGATCCGTGAACTGAAACAGATCCAAAGAAATACATTGCTACGATAGTATCGTCATCAATGTCATCGATGTCTCCAGTTCCTGCGTCTTGACCATTAGTTTCAGTAGCTTCATCAAGAGTAATCGTCTTGTTTGCAAAATCAACTGCAGAAATGAAGAAAGGACCGAAAGTAGCAGCACCAACTTTAACAGTTAGTCTTGAATTTTCAGAACCTGCCCAAATTCCTGGTGCCCATTGTCCTGCACCTAATGTAATCACACTAGTTGTACCAGACTTAGCAGCAGAAGTTCCAGAACCTAGACCTTTAGTTGCCTGACCATAGATAAGACCAATTTCAAGTCTTTTAGCCATTGACTCAACCATGTTCTCAACGATCATGCTTGTACCTTTAGCAAATGCTTTCTTTCCGTTACTAGAACGAGCAGCAGCATCATAAGATAGAGCAGATCTTAAAAGGATTTGTGATCCTTGAACATAAGCGTCTTGAGTGTTCATTGCGATGTGATCAGAAAGTGCGAAAGCACCTGCATCTGCAGAAGCATAACTGAAGCCAGCTTCTTGAGAAACGATCACGTTTTGGTGGTATTTGTTACCTAATTCTTTGTCTCTAGAGACAAATTTAATTCTTTTTTGTAGTTTTGCATTATCAGGAACGAGATTGATTTGCTCATCACCGTAAACTTCTTTGAAGAGTCCTGTTAACACATCTGGGGAAGTATATGTACTTGCCATGATTTACTCCTTAGAGTGTAAAAGTTAATAAAAAAACAATTTTCATTGATTCATATTTACTTCTATCCATTTACCCGTAGGAGATTTTTAGAATAAGTTTGAATCTAAATAGTGATTCTTAACAGGTAGCCTTAGCATCAAATAAGAATCACTATAATAGTCATATAAGTAGAATATTAATCTTTTAGGTTCTCAAGCATATCTCGCCACTCGTCCTTACTCATCTGATCACCCTTCTCAGAAGCAGGAGAAGTAGAGACACCACTGTTATTTCTAACTGCTCCACCTTGGGGATTCTTAAGTTTAGCTAGATCTGCTTTTCTAATCTTTCCAGAAATATCGTCACCTAAAATAGAAAGTAATGCATCTGCATCCAAACCTGAGTAAAGAGCTTTTGTATCATTTATGTAGTCTCTTCTTACAAGATCAGTTACGTTTTCCGCAGACACTTCATAGTTATGCTCAAGAGCTTTACTCATGTAATGAATCATACGTTGAACAGTGAATTCAGTTTTAGGAAGTCCAGAAGTTTCAAGAGCACCAGTAATCTGCTTACTGTAGTCATCTTGGTATTGTTGTCTAACTGCAGTTTGTTGAGCTTGTTCAGCTTGCTTCTTAGTCATCTGCTCTTGCTCTTCATATCCTGCAAGTTTGGCTTTGTACTCTTCCATCTGTTTCTGCTCAGGGGTCATCATCTCCCTTTGCATCTCATTGATGAGATAGTCCTCTGCCCACTTCTTAACATCCATACCAACACTAGGGTGACTAAGCACTTTATTAGGATCAGTTTTAAGAAGTCTTATAAATTCTTCCGCTTGTTTTCTACCTTGCATTCCTTCTTGGAATCTCTTGTCGGAAGCTTTTCTTAATTGGTAGTTGTTGACTAGTTCATCTTCTCCGACTTCAATCTCTTTTCCGTCAACTTTGACTTTGTACTTTTTGAGCATTCGCTCTGCTGTTTCTCTAATCGGGTTAGTATCCTCTGCAGTCGCTCCATCGATAGTTTGAGTTTCTTGTTGATTTCCATCAGACTCACTGTTAGCTTCTCCTGCTGACTCAATTGCTCCTGCATCAGAAGTTCCTTCTTCACTCATTTTATTTCTCCTTACACCGCATTGTAGGTGTAGTTAATCCCATCCATTAGGGGTAGGGATCTTATCGCTTATATTAAGATTCTGTAATAGAACTTACTTTAGTTTTGTTTGCATCTTCATAAACTATTGTGAATGTAGCTTGTTGTACTCCACCACTTACAAGACCTATTACGTCTTCAAGAGCAGAGAAAGAACCTGTAGCAGATTCAAACTCAATTGAGTTCACTGCGGCAGCTTCAAAAACTAAACTAAATGGTTCAATAGGCTTAAAGTTAAACTGGTTTAAAGGTGTGACTGACATAAATACTCCTTGGGTTATTGCCCCATTTTTTCAATTATTGCTTCCGTTTGAGGAGCAGTCCCCTCTGGTGCAGTTGGCATACTAGTTTTAGCCGCCATCTCCGTTACTGGAGATAGAGGTTGTACTTGAGGTACTTCCCCACTTGGCTTTGGTTGTGGTGGAATCTGTCCCTGATCTGGTTGAACAGGAGGTTGTCCAGTTTGAGCTTGTACTGGCTCTTGTCCTAGTATCTGTAACAATACTGGATCAGCAGTTTTTAGTTGAGCAATGTGCTCCATTATGTGTGCAAGAGTGACCTGAATTACTTGAGGGTTCTTACGAGACTCTGGAGAAGATAGAACTGCTTTATGCTCGTTAATATGTTGAGCGTGACTGTCTGTAATAAGTGCTACCACTTCTTGTCCTTGAGCGAGTATCTCGTTCTCTTGACGTATTTGATATTGTTCTTTAATTGGTCCCTCTAATATAGGATCAAGGTTACCAGTTTCAAGTACCATTAAGTATTGGTCAGGATCTTTAATAAAACCTGCTTGCATTAAGTTGTCTGCAATCTGCATCTTACCAGAAAGTGTCTGAGCAAGAGGATTACCAACATCAACTAATACTCTTTGGATTTGAGCTAGATCTTTTCCACTGAATTGCTTCATGTAAGATTTGTTATATTTACCTGCGATCATTGCTACTCTAGGTACAGAAGCGAAGTCCTGTAACATAGTTATAATAGCAGTACCGACATCTTCGATTATCTCAACATAAGATTGTTGTAGTCCTGAGTTGAATTGGATAGCCATTGATTGAACAAGTGCTAAAGCGTTACCAGATTTAAGGTTAGCTTCAGGATTACCACGAGAAACTGAGTTTACACCCGATAAAGTCTCCATTAACTGTTCTAGTTGTTGGATGAAGTTGAATATCTCAGGAGCAGTTAACGTCAGTTGTAGTGGTTCTGGTTTACCTACGTTTGGATCATACTCAATAAGATTAAGTCCACCTGTCAAAGAGTTGACAGAGATATTAAATCCTCTAGGGATAAGTAAGTTCTGCACACCGAAAGTTGATTGGTTAGTAGCAACAGTAGAGTAAAGACTATTAATAGCATCTTGAATTGCTAACAGGTCGAACCCTGTTGTGTAACCAAAAGCAGAAAAGTCTTGAGTCTCTGGAGCTAATCGATAAACAGGTAGAGTACGATAAGGGATTGGTCCATCAAATAGGACAACCTCATCAGTTAGGACAACTGTCTTTCTACCTTGAGGCATAACTGTGTTTTTCTTGTGATAAAGTGTATATACAGGAATGTCATCTGTCTCTGCAAACGCTTCCTTGTTTAGTTTCATTTTTAAGAAGAAATCATCTTCTTCACCAGATATATCTAGTATTCTTTCTGCCATCTCTGGGTATCTAGCAGCTAAGTCAAACTTATTTTCATAAGTAGTTGTAACAAACCATTCGTTTTTCTCATAGTCCATCTTACAGATGTCACGAGCTACGAAGTGTGGTTGGAGCATGTTAAACTTAAGGTCTCCCTCAGTAATAATTGCACCTGTTTCGGGGTTTACCCCATACTCTTCACCTGCTTGAGCATCCCACTCTGCAACAACAAACCCTTCACCGTATTTAAGACCTGAAGCAACCGCTTGTTTTAGGTATCTACCTACTTTCTTCTGTCTCATATAATAATCAAGCAGACCTTTTGCTAGTTTTGCTTGAGCTAATGATTCAGTGTCAGTATTTATTGCGTGAGGTTCCAGAGAAGGTTTCTGGTTAGTTGTCATGTTGTGAATATTAGTCAGGAGGGACTTATAATGGTTGACATCCATCATCGTGAACTCATCATGCTCACCAGAGACACCTAGTTCTCCTTGCACAATAGCTCCACGGTGGTACATATTATAGCACTTATCCCACAACTCTGCTCGACCACTAGCCATAATATAACTTCGGTAGTCTTCTACCTTTTTTATTACATCAGCAGCTAACTCATCGACTTCTTGTGCTGCAAAATAAATTCTATTATCATTCATAAGTATTGCTCCTATTTGAACTTCTTGAACATTTTCTTAAATCCACTATTTCTAGTATCTGCCCCATAATTACTTTGTATGTATGAATTATTAGGATCTACCTGATGTAGTGTTGGTACTGGGTTAGTGGAAGTGTCTAAATTCCTGATTAAATACATAATTGCAGCTATCCCATCAAAGTGACCATAAGCAGTTGTCCTACCAAAGTCTCTACGTTGTCTTCCCATCTCATTATCTGCCCAAACACCATGTTCTAAACATCCTATGAGATAAGTACATCTCGAATGAACACTAAGTCTTCCTGCACCAATAAATGTCCTCATGTTATTGACCATAGTCTCCAACGTAGTTTTATTGGTGGGGATTATCGCTAATCCGTGCAAAGTACCCATATCATTTAAAAGAAGTGGGTTATCACTGTCTGCTATACGTCTATATATAGGTAGATTAGTGAAGTGCTTAGTCTCCTTTCTCACCATGTCGTCCACTAACTCTTGAGTAGTCATGTTCTTCATGAGATGTTCATCTAGGATTATAAGCTTTGCTTCAGCAAAATTATAATATCCAAATAACATACAAGTATAATCTCGCTTCACCCCTAAATCCATACAGGTATATTTGTGGTAGAAGTTGAAGTATTTATCAGGCTCAGGGTCATCTAGATAAAGAGAATTCCACTCAGGTACTAACCTCTTTTCAGGATCAACCATAAACTTACACAAGTATTCCACCTGCCAAGTTACAGAGTCCTCACCACCTGATTCATCCATGTACATTTTTATTAGTTCTGGTGTGAGTGATTTGTTATCGTAAATAGTCTTAGTAAAATATGATCCCTGTCTTTCTGCTTGGAGACAGAAGTCCTTGAACTCTTCACCCGACTGGGTGACCTTTTTACTAGGAGTAGATGCAAGTATTAGTCTCCCCCCACAAGTTAGTGTCTGTGGAAGTAAGATGTCCTGTACAACATAGTTCAAGTCGTGACAGTAGGCTGCTTCATCAACAATTCCTAAGTCAGTCCTTTGTCCTCGGAGACCATCATGTCTCTGAGCATCAGTACCATGAACATGTATCTCACTTCCGTTCCACAACCGATAACATTCATCTTGGGAGTTCCACTTAGGTTTGTACTCATTAGGAGCATCCCCCATTAACATTCTCATAATAGGAAAGATTGTTTTACGAAGTGATTTAGCTGTTGTTGTAGCTATCTTTACCTGAGCACCAGGGTTCTTAATAGCGAAGATTAGAGCATATAATAACAGAACTGTTGTCTTACCCCACCTTCTTGATGAGTTGATGACAGTCTTGATCGATTTGCCCTGTGAGACAATTACGTATAGTTCTAGTTGGTAGTCATAAAGCTTGTAGGTTAGTAAACCTCTCTTCCAAGCGATCCTAAGAGCTTGCTTTCGCTCTAGGACTGGCTTTTTTCTTCTTGCCATTGCTTGTTGCCTTCTTTTTAGTGACCTTCTTTTTAATAGGAGTCTTACGTTTCTTTACAGGTTTCTTTTTAATAGCTCTTAAAACTTCATTGTCCGTGTAGATCTGATCCTCGATTTGTATAATTTCCGTCGGGGTGTTGAGGATCAGTCTCTGCATCTTAATAAGAATCTCTAGACGTTTGGTATCAGCGTAGTCTAACTTCTTTTTCTCTTTGAGGTGTTTAATCTCTCTAGCAATAATTTCAAGTGAGTCATTAGCCATTACCGAGTCCTAATCCCTTTCGCCATAGAGAGACCTGTAAGTTGTGTCTTAATCGCTGCAATCTCCTGAACCATCTCATCATTCAATGGGATAGGTCTTACAGGTTCTTCTATTTTGAGGCGGGTATCTTCCGTGTATTTAGTCTTCTTAAAATCAGTATTAGTTCGGTGTTTAATAAGGATAGATATGGAATTTAAGATCCTAATACCTAAGATAAGAAGTGTTACACAGATGATACCCACCGATATGGTCGTCCACATTAGTATGTGTCTCCCATGAAAGTCTTAATTGCTTGTACTTTTAGCTCGTCAAAACAATAGGCTCTTAAAGTATCGTGGTCGGTCTCTTCCCTCTCCACAACCTTATCACCTTGAGTCTTTAACTTTGTAAATCTCCAACCGCTACCAGTCTTAAAGATACCTATAGTAGTAATTACTGGAAGTTCTTCCTTTTTAGCTTTAGCCTTTGCCATCTGCTTCTCTCCTTGCTTTTACCATTCGTTCTTCATCTCTGATAATAGCTATTAGTTTCTTTATGTATTTATCTTTACCCTGCTTAGTGGTCTGCTTGAGGATGAGAGAGGACAAAGCATCCTCTTCAGTCATATCTCCAGACCAATACTTGCAAAGTATCTCAATGTTCTTTAGGTCACGCTTTTGAGTAGAGTGCATTACTTAAGCTCTGCAGTACCAATCTTGTGGACATCTGGCTCATAAGTTTCTGCATCTTCTCTACCTTTAAACTCAGTAAAGAGTTCCTCATGCATCTCACTTAAGAACTCGTGTCCTTCTTTGATGTCGAGAAATGCCATCCCTGGAAAGTTACCTTTCATCATGATGTTGTTAATGTTTGCGATTTTCTTTAGGTTCTTGTGTAGCACCTCTGTGCTATCTTTTTGTAGATTCATTGTACCGTCCTTAGATAGGTTATGTGCTCTCCATCATACTGGTAGGAGTAGCAGTTAATAGAGATATAAGTAGTTTATTCCTCTTTCTTTTTCTCCACTCTTAAATACCTCTCATAAATAAGAGAGCGAGGTATTGTAATGTCTGCGTTCACTTTATAAAACTCATTAATAGGCATGATCTCCCTAGACTCTTCCATACACTCTCTAGCATAAGCGGAGTAGTGCTTAAGCAACCGTGCGAGTGACGGTGATGTCCTGTGAATTTCTCTGCTCTTGCTAGTTCTACCCATTTTAGTCTCATATTACGTTCCACCCCTCTGGTATCGGTGGAAATTCTTTTGGAGGATCAGGTGGTCTCAACAGATCAGAACCTCCCCTCACTATAAAAAACCCTTCGTTATCTTCTTCCTCTATATGAATTATATAATCAGCACACACTCTAACAAAAAACTCCAGAGTAATATCTTCACCAGTAGTAATCTTATACTTCTGACGTAAATACTCAGATGCAATAGCTTCTGCACCAACTTCAACTAAATACTTATCATCTTCCCACTTCTGCACCTGTATCTTTCTCTTGGGGATGAGCCTATATTTCTTGAGAAACTTCTTAATCCTGTGTGCAGGAGAGTCTTTCATGAGAATAAAAGCGTAGATAGATGCCCCTACCCCACACATCAACATTCCTATCGTTACCCCAATTAAAATATCAATCATTATCATCCTCATCTAGTTTATGTAGAGGGTTTATCAAGTACATCTTAGTAGATACCCCATTAAGACTTAGCTTCACTGAACTAATATCTAAATGCCCCATAGCTGCAAAGAACTTACGTCTGTCGTAGTCCTCATATCCTTTACCTTTGAGAAACTTCCCCACATAAATATTAAGTACATCTTTAGGAATAGGAGTACCCAATTGGTTATCTAGGTCTAAGTGGTAAGTATAGACAAACTGACCAGCAAGGTGATGAGGTTCTATCTTACCCCTCACCTGACACTTCAGTATCTCAATCATTAGTTTGTGTTCTCTATCTTTTTCCATAACTCATATTACTGTCGATAAGTGAATTATTACAATCGGGCGAATCGGGTCAAAGAGGAGCGATAAATATTGGCTCTCGATCCCCACCTATAATCCACTTATATCGGAATATTAATAGATATTATATTGATCAAGGAGGATCAGATGACAGAATTGACGGAAAAACGGTGTTCTTGGTGTAAGGAAACTAAACCTGTTAAAGAGTTTTACAAGAATGCTCAACTATCTAGTGGTTACCACAGTTGGTGTAAGAGTTGTTGCAAGATGAAGAACAACGAGAGGTATGATCGTGTACAGTGGAGAGAATACTACTTAAATGATAAGGAGAGGTATGATCAGTACCAGTGGGATTACTACGAGAAGAATAGAGAGAAGGTTGCTAAGAGGGCTTCTGCTTATAATAGGAAGCATAGAGAGAGGATAGCAGAGAACTGTAGGATATGGCAGGATAACAACAGAGAAGCTGTTAGAGCACATAATCAGGTATGTAACGCTACTAAGAGAGGAGAGTTAGTTAAGCCTGATAAATGTGAGTGTTGTGGAGGATCAGGTTTTATAGAGTTTCACCACCCAGAGGATAAGTACGATAGCCCACTACAAGGAGTCTGGTTAAGGAGATCTTGTCACCGTCGTCTTCATAATGGGCATACCGATATAGAAATAAGAGTCAATGTTATTTATGGGGAAAAGTACGGCTAAGTACACTTCTTCACACAATGACAAAAACTCCAATCCATCATAGTTCTTCTATCTGGCATTGTACCAAATATGTCTTTTAGAAGAGGTCCAGAATAACTAGGCTCATATTTATTACCATCTTGGCAACTTACTAACCCTTGAGGCAATAAACATCTGTGTATCTCTTCTAACCATTCTCTCTGATTCTGTTTCAGTCCAATAGAGGGTAGGTCAAATATAATATAGGAATAGTAATTATCAGGAGTCACTTGTAATACCTGATAACCGTCGTCAATTACTAAATTGAATTCATCTTGTCTGTCATAAATATGGTTGTTCCAATCACTGAGGTGTTCACGGTATATCTCCATGGCTTCACCATCTAGCTCTATAGCGTCTATATTCTTCCAACCCTTACGTAATGCTACATCAATAGATACTCCTTCTCCTGAGCCTAATATGAGCATCCTCTCGTGGGGTTTAGGAGTATAAGGAGAACCAACTAAAGCTTCATGATAAGTAAAGTAATCGACTTCACAAGTTTGGAGTTCCTCATCTAAAACTAAAGTTTTTCCAAAATAGTCAGACTTAAATATCTCTATCTCTTGGTACTTAGTTAGTTTGTGACAGATCATCTCATTTACTTTTAAAAAACCAAAGTGTTTATGGTCACTGATCTTTGAGTATAGTGCCATTACTGTCTCCAACTATAGTTATCATTATCTCTCTTTACAACTTGCATCTCTACTACTTCTGCAGATAAATATCCTGCTAGAGTTTCTAGAACTGTTTTAGTACAAATATCAGGATTACAACAGAATAAATCAACATGAGCTATCTGATCTTCTGGATAAGTGTGAATACTTAAGTGACTCTCTGCTAATAAGATTACTGCAGTATATCCCTGTGGTGAGAAGTTGTGAAAAGTAGTTTTAATTACTGATAAACTGTGGTTGTGACAAGTGTCTAGTAGTTTGTTGAGTATAAGGTTGTTGTCCGAGAAGTTCCCTTTCAACTTTCCTAGTGAATGCTCCATTAATCTCTCCTTGATTATGACATGTAAATATTTTATAGTGATCGCAAATAAAAAGTCAAATAAATAATCTACTTATCTTATAATATATATGTTAATTATCCTCCTAGATTATTAACATTATTTTCCCCTATAAGATCTTTAATACCATTTAGTCTTATAGGGGTTTTTTTCTGTTAAGAGACTGACCTAAACAATTATAAATATACATATACCCAACATCATTCTCTTTAAACTTATCAGGTTTAAATCTAATAGCTAAGTTATTAATCTCTTTCCTAATAACATCTTCTTTTAAATCAGGAAAATAAGATTGTAGATCAGCAACAATATCAAAACTACTATTTCTTAACCACCTAAAGTCTCCCTCATCATTCCTAGATAAGAGTACACTTAACTGACCTTCTGATAAGAGTTTCTCTGTTAACTTCTTAAGTGGCTCTTTTTTATTCTCAGAGAGTGACTCCGTAGGAGTCACGTTAGAAGAAGAAATGTCACTCTCTATAGTGACAGAGTCAGAAATGTCTTTATCTTCTCTTATCTTATGTAATGTTATCTTATCTTCTTTTATCTTATCTTCTCTTATCTGTTTACCAGAGTTCTGTAATTTCACATAGTTATTATATGTGATTGTTACAACCTTGTTACTATGCTGTAACAAGTCAATCCCAAATATCTTAAGTTCTTTAATGAAACTTATAATAGTTGCCTTATTTAGGTGCGAGAGTGTTACTAGTCTGTTCAGATTAAGTTCAAATTCTTGATCTAAAGTTGAGTCTTCTCCTCTTAATGTGAACGTGATGTAACTTTCTATTATGATGAGAAGCAACAATATTTTATGTTGGTTTCTACCTTCTAGTTCCCAAATGTCTTCAACAGCATCCGAGTGAAATAGGTGGGTATTAAATTTGAACCAAGGTTTTGGTCCTTCAATTTTTGTCTTAGCCATTTTAAAAATCTCCTTGACAAGACGTTATCAATTAAGTTACGGTTTGTCAACTTTAATAAATCCCCTGTATCCATGATGCAGTGTACCTTGACGGAGTGTTTTAAACTTTGATATAATGTGGCTCTAGGAGAAGAGATGAATTTACAAATGGCTAAGAAACTTTCAGATTCTAAAGTAGAATTTATTGAGAAGAAAAAGATATATGAGGTAACGAACATTTCTAACCTTATAAGTCTACGGTGTACAAAAGAGGGCGGTGTTTTAGTTTACACTATCTACCAAGACTCTCTTAAGCAAGATCAATTCGTAACCTTATTAAAGTATATAAAGACACACATGATTGATCAAGGTTACAGTGTTGACAGAATCCCACATAATAGAACTGATTGCTACATCTTTCTATTTAGTTGGGAAAAGACTGTTGATGACATTTTATCTGAGAGTGTTGAAGAGACTATGGTAAGCGGACCAGTGTGATAGAACATGAGATAACTCACCATTCTATAGACGGTAACATCACCATTGAGATTCATGATGAGAAACTTAACGCTCTCTTAAGAAGAAGAGGATGCTTTGAGATTTTTGATCCTGATTTAAATGGTTATGTTGACTTCTTCACAGGTACTACACCCTCTATGCCTGGAAGTCACTATCAAGTAGTGAGAGTCTTAAAGACGCTTGGTAACTTAAAGAGGTACAACTTTATAGAGTTGTTGTTTGGGCTACCAAGAAAAGAAGAAGAGTATAAAGGTGGTTACTTATTTTGAAACCGTGGGGATGGAGTTTATCCGTAGATTTAAAATCCTGTAACTCTGATCTCATTAGAGATGCAGAAGCTATTAAAAATTTTGTTGTTGAACTCTGTAATTTAATCGAAATGAAACGCTATGGCGAATGTCATGTAATTAACTTCGGTGAAGATCCTGATGTGGCAGGATTTTCAATGTTTCAACTGATAGAGACTAGTAACATTAGTGCTCATTTCGTTAACAAGACTAACGCCATTTATTTGGACGTGTTCTCCTGTAAAGAGTATGACCCCCAAATGGTCGCCCAATTTGCAGAAATCTACTTTGAAGCCCAATCCTATCAAACAAACTTTATTGAAAGACTCGCCTAACTCCCCAGTATTATAGGGTAAAATAAATGTTGCACTGCATCCAGAAGTATGGTATCCTGATATCAGGACTGAAACAACGGAGGATGAATGAAAACAATTATAATGGCACTAACAATGATTATCTTAACTTCTTGTGGATCGACTAGCTATGTAAAAGTTGACCCTGTTAACATGAAGCGTTTTAACCATGACCAAAAGATGGTAGAGGGCTTATCGAGACAAGAGGTACTGACTAGATTTGGTTCACCAGACCAAGCCTTTGAAACAACTTTCGGTACAAAAGGTGCGGTTGTTTGGAGATACCACCACAAGATATTCTGTTCTCATAAAGGGACAAGATGTGATGTTTATTTTAGAAACGATAGAGTAATTTATACGAGTAATTTTAGAATGGAATTTAATAATACCGTAGCAGGGAGATAATAGTGTCTTTCTCTGATATGCGTACAGAACAGTTGGAACTCATACTCGAAGATGTAGAAGAGAGTATGGATGAAGAGATTCCAGATTCTGAAGAATGGGTAAGACTTAAACATTACCAAGGTAACTTAATAGTGATAATTGGATTTAGATTATCTAAGGAGAAGAAAAATGGCAAAGAAAGTAAGATTTGAAACGGTACAGGAACTAGAGGTATTAAAAATTAAGGCAGAGCTTGCATATGAACTCTACCACGAGTTGTGTAACAAGCTCTACAAGAAGCATGGGGAAGCTCAAATTTACTCTGAGATGGAACCTGACGATCAAGGTAAAGCGTTCTTGCGAGTGTCTTTAATAGACAATGTGAAGAAGCTAGAGGCAGGTGAAGCTGTTGTTGGGATTAGTATGGTGAGAAGTCTAGGTGTTAAGATAGAACGTCTTAAAAACCAACCTAAATAGGAGGATATATGACTAAAGAAGAATTGGAAAAGTTAATGACAGTGCATGGTATTACTTACCTAGAGATCATTAAGATTTATGAAGGTAAAGGTGATGCTCTGAGTGCTTTAGCTATTACAAAAAAAGATGACCCTGTTAAGTTTACTATCCTACAGTACAACGAGGAAGATGGCTTCTCGGTTCTTACAGTTGACGATGACTTGTTAGAAACAAATATCTCTAGGGAAGCTTTTCTAAAAGATGTTAAATAAAAGTTGACACACCACTAAGTCCTTCTATATCATAATATCATGAGCCAAGGATGGTGATATTATGAAAGAAGTGTACACTTTAGAGGATCACTTAAAGTATAATTCTGAAGATACCAAAAGAATTGTACTTAAGGTGTTCCCCCACATTCAGAAGTTCTACGACCTAGAAGATGTAAAGCAACATATGTATGAGAGATTTCACAAGAACCGCACCGTTCAAAGATGGGACTGTGATAAACCTGCTAAATACTCTACTTATATGTATAGGTGTATATCCAACTTTATTTTATCTTATTATCCCAAGAAACCTAGTTATGCTAATCGTTTAATCTCTGACAGTATTAGTCTAGAAACACCTGTTGCAGTAGATAGTTCTATGACTATTGGAGATACAATTGCTGACAAAGAAGTTAAGCAAGATATGTTATTAGATCTCCCCCATATTAGGACTAGCCTAGCGAAAGCCTCTAATAAAAGACAGAAACGAAAAGTAGCTTTAGATGAGTTATTTGAGTTCTATTTAAAAGGTTACACTGACACTGAAATAAGTAGAGCCAAGAACATCACTGTTGCAGGAGTTGGTTGTGCTAAAAGAGATTTACGAAAAGTTATGGTTAATATAGGTGTTACTTCTCTTTGCTATTAAAAGGTGAGAACTTCTTTAAAGCTCTTAACACATCCCCCAATATAGGAGTAGCTAATAGCTTCTTCATAAAGCCATGATCTTTCTCATCAGGAATAAGATTATCAATAACTGTTCCGACAACAACAAGTGCTCCGAGTCCGATAAATAAATAGCTTACCCAAGGGGCTAGTGTCATTAAAAATTCTAATACTGGTGTCCACTCCATTTACTTCTCCTTCTTGTAGTTCATCGAGTCTATCTTTAGCTTGTCTAAATCCTTCTTAATATCTCTACCGATAATAAGTCCATTTATAGCTTTAGAATATACATAACTATTACCAGAATATTGCATTATCTGTTTCAAAGAGGATCTCTCATCCCCAAGTAAAGTGCTAAGTAGCTTAATATATATCCTGTGTAAGTAGGGTACTTTCTTAGCAAGTGTATCAAGTCGGTACAAATAGTTAAGAGGTGCATCGTCCATCTCTAGTCTTATTCCCCAAATATTTCCATTGATCTTTATATGATCTTTTATTGGGGTATGATTAAAGGTTAAGAAGAACTTCTCAGAGTTAATAAAAGCACTTAAAGACATCGCAATACCGCAATCTATTTCTTCATCATAGTCTGCAATAGTATCACAAATACTAATAAGCTCTCTAGCTTCCAATACTCGTAGAAACTCTAACTCGTGTTCTAGGTACTGCCTCTTAAAGTTGCAGTAATCTTCTCTGTTGTGAGTACGTCTTAATTTTATTATGTACTTTTTTAATCGGATAAATAGGTCGGGTTCTAGGGAGACATCTTCATTACAAATGCTCATGTCTTCACGGTCAATTTCAAACTTTCGGTATTTCTCTAGCATGTTATATTATAACAAGATTAGCTTCCACCCTACACTTACAATAATACTTACCGCAGTAGTGATACCTATGAGTTCCCACTTGAACCTGAGAAGGCTCTTTACATCTCTTTTGACTTCTTTAAGGTCGTCTATGATCATCTGATGTACTTGTTCGTGGTCATTGCTCATTATTCCTCCTCTTCCTTACCTAACATTCGATAGTTTTGGTCTGTTTGGTGAAGGAGGCTATTTCGTACTGCTTTTTGATGGTCGTTTAATCCTTCAAATAATTGTTGGTATTTAGTTCCTTGTACTTTTTCTTCAATTGGTTTTTGAGTTACTGCTTGTTGAGTAGCTTGTTGTATGATGGCAGGTCTTCCCACACCACCTAAAGTTTCAACACCTTTTCCTAATCCTTTTACCGCAGTATCTCCTGCTTTTAGAACTTTTCCTGTCATTCCTTTGGTTAACTCTTCCGCATGAAGTTGTAGTCTAGGTCGCCAGTGTTCCCCAGTCTTTTTAGCGGTAAGTCCTGCTGCTGTTAGTACAGGAGAGTGTAATCCTTGTACCGCAACTAACCAGTCTGTTAGTCCAAATAATTTACGGAAATCTTTTTTACCAACCGCAGTTTCTATTTGATCATTTACAAAGGTAGCTAACTTATAATCTCTGTTAGCTATGTAAATCTCATTCTGCATTCTTCTAAGTTTGTTTATATCAGAAGATGGAAATATATTATTTTTTCGCATAGCCGCTAATGCTTCATTACCACTTAACATCTTTTCTTGAATATGGTTGGACAGTTTTCTACGTGTTTTCATTAGAGCGTCTTGATAAAGAGCGTCTGACGCAGAAGTTTTACCTATTCCTTGAAAGGACTTGATTAGTTTATCTACTTCTTTTCTATAACTGTGAATATCTTTAATAGATTCCATAGTTCCTTTAGATTCTAATTTTTGTAGATAACTTAAAGCTTTTTCTACCTGACCCTCATATCCTATAACATCTGCTTTCTGACCGAGTTTTAAGTCGTCAAAAATCTCACCTGCAACATCTGCAAAATTAAGTTTATTAGAATCTCTTAAAAACTCACGTCCTGCAACCTTTGCTTTATCTGTCACAGTAGCAGGGTTAATTAGAGTGTCATACTCTTCTAAAACATCACCTATTTTTTTACCTGTGTCATCTAGTGCTTTAGCAGTCTCATTTTTAAGTGTTTTTATATTTTGAGAGATACCACCTTTTCTTTTCATGAACTCTGGTAGCTCTTCTAAAACATTAGAAGTTTTCCCTGGTCCAGTCTTAACTATATCTCCTGCTGCGTCTGCACGTTGTTTAGGAGTGAGTGAGAGAATATCTCCTGCAGCATCTTTAGCCATATCTCTAGTGCTTTTACCAAACATTTTCTGATAACCTGTTTTAGCTAGTTTACCACCACCTTTAACAAGACCTGCGGTAGCTACACCAATACCTGCACCAATACCTGTATCTTTTAAAGCTTCTTTAATTTCCATCTCGTCCATATCAAGATCAATAATACCTGACATCTCCGCTTCAGATTCTCCAAACCCAAATAAAGCTCCTTCACCTGCTGCCCTTTTAAATACAGATTTTCCTGGAGCTACAACTGTTGAAGCAATCGCTCCTCCTATCTCTCCACCTTTAAAAGTTTTAGGATGCTCTTTTTGAAGTAGCTCATCATAAGCTCTTCGCTCGTCACGACCTGCTTGGTATCTTGATTTAAGTCTATCTAATGGACCTTCATCAAAAACAGAGGATTGATCTTCACCTATACCAATTGTACCAAGACCTGCTTTTATACCCCCGTAAAGTTCATCACCAAGACCCATAGTAGCACCTTTAGTGATACCTCCAAGTCCTGCTTCAAATCCTGAAGTAGTTGGTTCTGGCTCTTCTAAAAAAGAATCAGGATCAAACGCTTCCACTTCCTCTTCAGGCATACGAATTGGTCCTTGCCCTAAAGCAAGAGTTTTATCTTCTTCTGACATATCTTCTATATAAGAATCTGGTTCAAAAGTTTCTTCTTCTGCTAAAAATTCATCTGGATCAAACATATTATAGCCCTGCTTTTTTCCTAACAGCGTCTGCTCTAGGATCGTCTGGATTTTCTGCTAACCACTTTTTAATGGACTCTAGTTTTTTATCAGCTATCTTTGCAACTCCTGCACCTGCAGTTTTAGCTACACTTCTAGCTGCTTCTTTTTGTTCAGGACTCCAACCTTTAAGTGTGCCTTGCTCACCAAAGTAAGAAGCTCTTGAATCCATAGTTCCTGCGTTAGTCTCTAACTCCGCAATAGCTTTATCAATCTTATCTATATTTATTTGAGGGTCTTGCTTTTCGTTATAAGAAGCCGCCATGATTCTCTCGCCTTCTTTCTCAGTGAACTGAGCACCTAATGTTGCTCGTAATGCTCCTTGAGCAGCAGCGTGAATATCTTCTCTTAATGCTATAGACTCTCCTGATCTCATCCAATCAGGTAACCTTCCTGTCATACGACCTGAAGTTCCCATGTAATCATCTTTACGTTCTACTAAAATAGCTCTAGCATCTCTAAGACGTTTCATGTTTTTATCGTAAGTACCACGACCAGAAGTATTCCAAGTATTGTAATCTTTAGCGAACTCACGGTCCATTGTTTTCACACCTTCCGTTGGTTTTGCTAATCTTACTTTCTCGGCAATACCTGCTTTTTTCTCTGCTAACTTAGTTTGGAATTCTTGTCCTTCTTTTGTTCGCTCTCTAGATTCATCAAGACTCATTTGCTTAAGTTCTTTTTGTTGCTCAAAAGACTTATCTCCACGTTCAAGAGCTTTCATTTTAATTAGTTCATCGAGTTGTTTTCTCTGTTCTATAGAAGGATCAACAACACCTGCAATAGCTCTTTGCTTATCAACATCCCAACCTTTCTTAAGTTTTCCTGAGACAGACAAGTCTTGACCTTTAGTAGCCATTCCTTGCATCGCTGCTGCAAAGATACCTGCACCTCTTTGGAAACCACTTGGTCCTGCTTCTTGACCTGCTTGTGCTCTAGACGCTTTAAAAGCTTCTTGATCTGCTTCACGGTTTTGATATTTCTCCATAAGACTAGCTTGTAGTCTCGCTAACTCTCCACCTTGCTCTTCAGGCATATCTAAGTCACCTGTTTCTAGTTGAGGTAAATCAAAGCTAGGTGCTTGTTGAGTAGGCATAGTTGAATCGGGCATAGTGAGTTCTGGAACTCTACCACCCATTCTTTGATCTAAGTATTTTTGAAACTCAGGGTCCATTGGATCAAATTTGTATTCACCAAAATTATAACCGTTCATCTTCGTCCTCCAACCTGTTCATTCTATCGTTTAGTCTTCCGACTGAAGCTAGAACCGCATGTAAAGCTTTAGTAGCATCAATGCCTTTGACTCCGTCTTCCATAGGCTCAACAACTTTTTCACCCATTGGAGATTTTTCTAAGTCTTGAGCCATCACTCCTAATCGCTCACCTTCCCCATATTTATCAGGGTCTTTATAATTATATTTATAACCAGTAATTTCATTTAAAAACTGATCGATATCTATTGGAGCTTCTTCAATGTTTTCTTTTACTCTAACGTCTGAAGCTGCAGTTGGAGCAGTGGTTGTCGTTGGAGTGGTTCCTCCACCCCCACCAGATCCCATTGCTACTGCAGTGGCTATTCCTGCTGCCATACCCAATCCTGCTTGGGACTGTTGACCGTACAAGTCTGCCATCTGTCTTTGTCCACCTGATCTAGCACTAGCTAGATTTAATCGGTTAGCATAGTCTTGTTGAGCCATTCCTGACTCTTGCATTAACTCTTGGTTTCTTAGAGCAATATTTGCATCTGCAATTCTTTGTTTTTCTCTTAAATTAGCTAATTGAGCTTCGTTCATCATACCAACATTCATCCTTTCAGTTTGTTGTTGGTTAGCAACATTAAATTGATCCATAAGATCTCTAGCTTTAGCAAGTTCTGCTTGTTCACTATATTCTTGCTCTCGCATCTGACCGCCCATCTGTCCTGCAGACATCAGAGCATCCATTTTTTGTTGTTGTGATAAAGCCGCTACTTGAGCATCTCTCATAGCTTGTCTAGTTGCTGCGTCTTGTTGACTCTGCATCTTAGACATCATCTCTAGACCACCACCTCCACGACCTTGCATTGCTGCTTGTTGCGTGATAGCTTCTCTAGCACCTCTTTCTTGTGTCATCTCCTCTTGTCGAATCTTTTTTAATTCAAATCTATCTGAAGCAGTTAATCCTTCTTCTGCTCTTTCTTGAAGAGCCATCAAAGCACCGTATTGAGCTTCTTTCAATTTAGGGTCTGTTCTTATTTCTTCGAAAGCGGAAGATTCCATTAAAATGGTTTCTGCCATCTCAGGAGTAAGAATACCCTGCGAGGTTAGACGTTCTAATTCTATTGCTCTTTGCTCTGGTATCTGAATTCCTTCAAAATACTCTAAAGCACGTCGCATGGCTTCTTCTTGATCTGCCCAATTAGTAAGACCTATAGCATCTGTGACTCCTGAAAAAATTCCCATGATTACCTACCTCCGCCTAGAGCCTTTAGAGCTGCTAGTTTGTCCTGACCTCCCTCCATAGGAGGAGCAGTTTTACCTGCCTCTTTGTCATTTTGTTCTGCGAAAGCCTCTTCCATGTCATCCATAAATTCATCAAACTCATCATCATCCCACTCATCCCAATCTGGAATTTGTTGGTTTAACAAGTTTGCAAAATCTTGAATTTCAGGTTCTTGCATTTGAGGAAGAAATTCATTTATGACCGCAGTAAATTCTTGATAAGACATTTCAGGAGAACCTTGCCATACTTCTGTAGGTGCCTCTTGAGGTTGTCCCATCATTTCTGGTTTTATTTCATTCATTACTTATCTCCGTTTAATACTTTAAGACATTGATCATCAGTGAGTCCTTGGGAGTTATCAATCTCGTCATAATCCGCAAAAACTGTGTCATTTATAATCATTATATGGTTTTCACACGATAAAGTAGTCACATATTCTATTTCATCGTCACATACCATCGCTTGTTGAGATTTGTTTACTCTGACCCATTTACCATTTTCTTTAACTGCGTGAGAACCACTAACAAGTGTCCCACAATAGTCATACATAGGTGAATTATTTAAGTAGGAACTTTTCCCATAAACTTTACCACCCTCATAAACAATATCTCCAAGTTCTATGTAGCAAATTGGCTTGAAACTACCATCTTGCATCTTAACTTCTGTATGGTTTGGAAAACAGAATAAACCACCAATTGCACCACCTAAAAATCCACCAATCACCGCACCTGCGGCTGTTCCAACGACTGGAAAATATGATCCAACAATTGCTCCTGCAGTTGCACCAATTACTGTACCTGTTGCAGTAGCTTTCTCTTTCTTATCTTGAGCGTCTGCTCTTTCCTGAGCTGCTGCGGTAGCACTTTCTTGTGCTTGAGTATATTCGTCTGCAAGCCTAGCATTTTCTTCTCTAGCTGATCTTCTAGCTGCTACATCTGTTTGGTATTTCTCTAAATTAAATGCTTGTGTAGGATCTGCATACTCACCATATTTACCTGCTTGTAACTCATAAGGAGAGAAAGTAGATTTTACACCAGTAAGTTCTTCAAGAGCTTTAAGTCTTGAGTAGTCCTCTGCAGTAGCTACATTATACTTACTAATTTGACCCGTTCTTCCTTGATCAAAGTAACCTGTGGCATCTAAATATTCACTTTCTTTAGTACCAACACCATATTGAGCTTTTATTTCTTCTAATTTAGCTAGGTAATCTTTTTCTGCTTGTGCTCGAATATCTCCTGCTTGAGTTTCAAACTCACCTTCTTCTCTACCTATATTGAATTCTTCTTGCATTCTTCTTCTAGTCTCTGCAGAAGTTTCTCTTCCTGATAAAACTTCACCTGAAGCCATCGCTTTAAGAGCATCTAATCTACTTTGAATGTCTGATTCACCTGCAGTAGCTCTAAGAGCCTCCATAGACTCAGCGTCTGCTGCTAAAAGTGCTTTATCTAGATCGAGTACACCTTTTGAGTATCTTCCTGATTCAGATGGACGTGCTCTTGCAATTAGTTCTTCAAGACCTTCACCACTCTCTATAAGACCTTTAGTTCTCATAGCTTTTTGTGCTTGTCCTAAAGCAGTTTGGTAATATTCTTGACCCATAATATCTTGTGGACCACCATACTGTGCTCCGTAGAGTTCTTTGAATCTTTGTACTGCTGCTTCATCACCTAAAAATGATGTAGGTGTTTCTGGTTGAGGAGCTACTTCTCCCCCCATTTCTCTCGGAGTTGCAATAGGTTTACCGCTTGCATCTAATCCAACATTGGGGTCAGTGTACTGAGCACCTTCTCCTAGAGTCTTATAGCTAGGATCATCAAAGATACCTTTTTTTAAAGCAAATAGCCTATCAAGTTCAGCTTGTTGTTCTGGAGTATAGTCATAAACTTGTCTAGTTTTATCAATCCCTTTTACATTATAAAGTTCTTCTTTCATTGCAGAATCTTTTTGAAGATTAGCAATTTGCTCGTCATAACCTCGAATTTGATCTTGCATACCCTCATCATATTTATAAGGGTCTATATACTCGGTAGTTCTGATTTCAGGTTGTAGTCCATCAAAAACAGGTTCTATAGCAGGACCAGAAGTTGCTATTGGAGTAGGTGGTTGAGCGACTAGAGGAGCTTGAGGTGCTTGAGGAATAACATAATCTTTATCAGTAAGCTCTTGTTTAGCTCTACCAAAGATGTCTTCATCCATTCCAACAGTTCCACCTGCAACGTCCTCTTTAAATCGAGTACCTGCTCCTTCAAGACCTGTTCTAGCTTCTCCAACATCTCCAGAGATAACTCCACCAACATCGCTTGCTAATTTTTGAATCTTAGGTCGGTTAGCTGCTAGATACTTTTGAATATCTGTGATACCTGCACCTGCACCTGCTTTAGGAGCTTCTACTTTAGCGGCAGGAGCTGCTGCCCCACCACCTGCAGTCATTACACCACCAGGAGCACCACCTTGGATAAATCCTTCTTCTTCCTTACCTTCTTCTTCATCAAGTTCGGGTTTTTTTACTTCATAAACCATTATGTGCTCCTTAAAATATAAGCAAATTAATTCTGTATTTCTTACTAGCAGTTAAACCAGTAACGTACTTCACTCTTATTAAACCGTTTAAATAATCCCAATGTATAGTAACAGGATCAGTGATGACCGAATATTTATCTATTTCGGTTACTTGTCCTGCAACAACACTTTTAGGTTTGTACTTTAGTGGACTAGACACTGTTTGCATCTCAAACCCATCTGTTAAAGGAGAAGCAGTACCGTAATCAGATCTCGTTTTAAAAGAAATAAAACACGAACCACAACCTGAAATATTATCCCCCAAAGTTAGATTAGCATCTAAAGCTGAGTACACAGATTCCATAAACGTATTTAAAGGATATAAAAGGAAAGTCACCCATTCAGGAGCATCCCTTAAATCTTCTTTAGTAATACGTCTAATTGGAGGCAATCCTGCCATAACTAAAACCTTGTGTTAGGGGTTAATCTTTCTGATATAACTTCAAAGCTTGAACTTATACCTGCTACACTGAAAGAACTAAAAGCATTAGCTCCTTCTATACTATAACTTATCCATAAACATTTCTGTTTTTGTCTAGGAACTCCTACTCTAATAGGTTGGTTGAAAGTATCGTCAACACCATTAAAAGGGTAGTCTCCCCAACCGAAATCTCCCCAGTCACCAACATCAATTGTAGAAACATTTGTGTAAGTATAACCAGGCTGATAATTAGTCTCGTAACCTATCTTTAAATCTGAATAAGTATCTTGTCTAAAGAATACAGTTGCATCTCTAAAGTGTTTCAACATTCCTGGATTTAGAGCAGTGTTAGCTACCCATTTTAATCGACAAGTAATAGGCTTAACAATTGACACTGGAAATTCAGGGTCAGTTGTGTAAGAAGTAGAAGCAGGGTAAACAGTGATAACATTACTCACTTCATTTACTGCCATAATCTTACTATTTATTTTCACACCAGATACTGGATGTGTTTGAGAAATCCAATAACCTACCACTGAATCTTCAGACCTACTTAAAGTAAGTAGTGTGTTTGCTCCTGATTGGTTTACTGCAATAATTTGAGCACCCCATGAATCATCAACAAAATCATTTAAAGAATAAGTTTTTCTCTCTTTATAAACATAACCTTGAGTATAACCTGCACTTTTTCCACCGTAATAAAATTTATCATCAGTGTTCTTAATTACTCCTGCAGTCGCATCTAGTAACCACCTAGTCCAAGCGTTAGTGAATGTGTTGTAGCACATACATATCGTTGGGAACTCTTGGTTAACAGAGTTAGGCATGAAGAGTAAGTATTTTCTATCTGATTCGTAAGACACACCAAAGGCAGTGTCGTTAAACGCAGGGTACTGAATAGCTACTAGCAAGTCTTGTTCAATAGGTCTGCTTATAACCGCTACACCAGTATCTGATACTGAGACCACTCCTTGAAGAGTCATTGCGAACACAGTGTTGTTTAAAGGCACTGCAGTTTCTGGAGCAAGTAGTTTGGTTGTGTTATCAAATAAGGATACAGAAAAAGATACAAAGGTTTCACCAGTGATCCTAAAAATACCGTCATCCTTAAATATAAATATACTGTCTCTTAGTGCTACAACCCTTTTTATAGGTTGGTTAGCAGAGCCAATGTCTAAGTATTGGTAGAGTGGGACTGCATCGGGTTGTGCTTGTTTAGAAACATATACCCTATTTATTTTAGTGACATCATCCGAACCATTCTCTTCTCCACTATCTTGAAGTTCGGGTGTCCAAGCTACTCCTCTATCCGAAGTGAGATAAAAGGTATCTGCACCTAAATCTTTTGCTTCAAATTTCATTTTTCCTGGTACATCTTCAAAACCACTTTCGTAGTAAGCATAAACACCAACCGCACTAGCAGTTTTGTTTACAATCTTTACTAGAGAAAAAGCTGTGTCTTGAATGTCACTGGCAGGAGTACCGCCTGTATATACTTTAAAAGTATCTGTACCTGTATCCTCACTTCCAGAAGCGGTGAAAGTAATACTATTAATAGTTATTGTATCTCCAGACTGTAATCCCCCTGTTCCTGTAGAAACAAGAGTCAAGTCCATGTATTGTTTTAATTTAGTGTTTGCGAAGATAACGTGATCTTTATAAGTACACATATCTTTACAAAAAGGTGGGACATAGTTTGAGTTACTAATTCCCTGTTGAGAAGGTGACGTATAAAGTGTTACCCCTCTTAAATCTGGATCAAGCTCATCGAGTACGGTAAATTCACCTGCAGTAATATCACCACTGGCACACGAACCCTCTTTCACTAACTGCATTTCATCATTTGGTTCATCAGTAAGTGACTCTGTTATGCTTGATCTATAAATTTGATATTTATGGTCAGTAGTAATTTCATCAGGTATTAAAAAGGTAAGAGAAACACTTGAATCCACTCCAGTAGTATTAGCTATAACTACTCTAGGAGAAGGTGCTCCTACTAAAAAGTTTTTGTTCTCATCCTCTTTTGTCCAAATCATTCTGTACCCGACAGTCTTACTAGTTGTAAACCATCCAGTACCTGTAGCAGAACCTAGCCCATCTAATGATCGAACCATTCCTGCATCTTCAAACTCTCCATCTACTTTATCTAATCTCTGCACACCACCATCGGTACAGATATATAAGTTTTGATTTTCTTCTACACCTCTAATCTTATATCCTGTGTCTGGAATACTGTAAGAACCTGCATAGGGAATCCAATCAATATCTGATTCGGGATCTCTAGCAATAGTTGTTCCGTACTGCACGAGTAAAGTATCTCGGTAGTTAAACATAGAGTTAGTGTATTTATCGTAAGTACCAAAGTCTAAAGGGTTTCCATATTTAGCGAAGCCTCTTCTACTTGATCCAATATTATCAGAATCAACAACAATATTATCAGCAACAGCTAAAGCACCATCCACCAAGTTTGGTGCAAGTGAGTTGGGATTAGTTATGAGTCCCTTTACTTTTAATGTAAGTGTTTGACCCATTATTTCCTCCAGATCCCTCTAGTATTTACCAGTTTCTTAACTTCATTAGACACTCTAGGAGTAAGAATAGTAGAAGCAGAATCTTTTGACATGGAGAGTGACTCTCCAGTAAGCTTCACGCCTTCCATATCCTTTATAGAAATCATTGCCTTTAAAATAGCTGACTGAATCAATACTTCTCTAACTTCTATAGGAAGATTAGGTATAGCTCGATAGTCCCTCTGACAAATGAAGTCTCCAACAGTTGGTCCAGTTTCATTAAACTCAACAGTGTCTAGTGACTCTGAAGCACCTACAATTCTGTTATCTTCAAGATCATAAGGTTGGGTGTAAACTGTGTCGGTACTGTTAATAGGATAATCTACCCAATCTGCAATAGTAGTAGCAGTGGTATTTATTCTTTTAACTGTAGCAGTCAAAGTACCTTCTACCCACTCAGTAATCTCCATAATATTATCTGGAACATCAAGAGGGTGTGGTCTTTTGTAGTAATACACTCTAATTGTGTCAGAAACAGTATTAGCAGGGTAAAACTTGATGTTATTACCTTCTAAATAAAATCCTAGCACAGTGTTATAGACGAGTTCTTCTTTGGTGAGTCTAGGGACATTACCTATAATATTATCACCAGAAACTAGGAGAACATCTTGTAGTTTTCCACCTATCGCATCACTTGGGATTGCTATTGTGTCTGCAGCAGAAAAATCTGTGTAAGTAGTGTA